CCGCACGCGGGCGCGCCCCCCCCCCCCGCCATCCTCCAGGAGCCTCGCAGATCAGAAAGGAGGACGCTATGTCCAAATACGTCTACCCCGCAGTTTTTCATCCAAACAAGGATGATGGGTCCATCACGGTCACCGTTCCCAGCCTTCCCGGCTGCATCACAGAGGGGAAAGATTTGGCGGATGCGATCTATATGGCTGGAGACGCAGTTTCCATGTGGCTGTGGTGCGCAGAAGATCAGCACGAGGAGATCCCTACCCCTATGCCGCCGCCCGCTGTTGAAGCGCCTGAATTTGTCAACTATGTCTATGCCGATACAGAGGAGTACCGGCGCAGGCACGATAGCCGCGCGGTCAAAAAAACGCTTTCGATCCCCAGCTGGCTCAATGACCGCGCGATCCAAGCTGGTGTGAATTTCTCCCAGATCCTCCAGGAGGCCCTCAAAGAGCGGCTTGGGGTCCAATAAGGCGCAACGACAGCACCCGGTGCAGAAGCTCTGCACCGGGCGTCTTTTAACTGTACCCCAATGCCTTCCTGACGTCGGCCATGTAGTCCTTGCCGTTGACCCGGAAGGTCATATTGCGCTTGTCGATATACCAGAGCTCCTGACCGTCACGGTAGGCGGCGTACAGGTACACGTCGAACTCTCCGGAGGAGTCGGAGGCGGCGGCGGGGGCGATGGTGCCGGACTTCATGCTCTTGGGCCGGGCGATCAGCACGTATTTGTTGGGCCACATGCCGATCTCCGCGTCCTCGATGTCCCAGTACTCCTCCGCCACCCGCAGCTCGATCTGGTGCTTGCGCTGCTCCAGGAACATGGAGAAGGTGCCGGGGGATGCGTGGCTGAGGAACTTCATGCTCATGGTCATGTTCTCGATCATGCCCATGATTGGGACGGAGACATCGCCCATCATGCCGGAGCCCATGATGGTCACGGCCTTGTTGGTGATGTCCGGCAATGTCACGTTGGCGACGCCCACCTCGTTGATACTGTCCTCGTAGACCCGGAAGGCGATATATGCGGCAGGATATTGTGTCATGTTCTCGTTTCCTCCTTCTTACGCCGCCAGGGCTTCCATGACGTAGTTGACGTCGTACTCCAGCGTGAAGTCGATCTCCTGGGCCGGGCTGGGCGGGGTGATGTAGATATGGATGTGGAGGATGCCGGCCATGAGGTCCAGCAGGTTGTTCTCACTCTCCAGCATCTCCGCCCGGGCGCCCAGAAGGCGCTCCGTGCCCACCAGGCCCGCAAGCCAGATGTTGCAGGTGTCCAGGATGGAGTCGATGAGCCGCCGGTTCATGGGCTTGTCCAGCTTGGCCCAGAAGGTCCGGATAAGGGTGTTGCCCACCCAGTCGAACATCCGGGAGACGGGGATGAACTGGTCCTTCACATCGGTGTTGGCGGGGTAGCAGGCGGTATAGTTGCCCTTGGCCACCCAGCCGCCCACCAGGAAGTTCACCGCCGTGACCACGCCGTAGTCCCCGGCCACGATGTTGACCTGGGGCCAGTTGAGATCGACCTCCGTGCCGTCTGCAAGACAGCAGGCGTCCATTTTCAGGCTCTTGTTGCTGGGGCTCTCGTAGGGGCACCCGGCGTTGAGGGTGTCCACCTTGGCCATCAGCCCCGCCAGCTGGGTGCTCAGATGGAACTGATAGTCCCCCAGCTTGATCATGGGCCAGCAGACGATCTGGTTCTCATCCACGAAGTTGTTCTTGTTTTTGTAGCCGCTCAGCTCCGAGTAGTCCCGGACGCCATTCTCGCCGCAGTCGGCGTCGATGAGGCACTTGCCGTGGAAGAGGCCCATGATGCCCGCTGCCTTGGTGGCCATGACTGCGGCCACAACGGTGTTGTGGGACCAACTGGGGGCGCAGAGGGTGTCGGGGATCTTTCCTACGGCGGTCATGCAGTCGTCCACATGGCCAACGCCCTCTACGATGTCCGCCAGGATCACCGCATCGGGCTTCACGGCGGTGTAGGAGATGGAGAGTGCCTTGGCGTCATAGGCCGAGCCGGTCTCCAGAAGCTCCACCACGCAGGCATCCGTCCTGTCATCGTAATAGACCGTGTAGTCTTCGTCCCCGGTCAGCTTCGCGCCGTCTGCGGTGACGGCGACCGTGCCGCTCATGGCGGCCAGGGGCAGGCGGACCTTGTGCTCCGACACATCGTGCTCCTTGGTTCCCACGTCCTCCTTCATAGCGGCGGGGTCCAGGACATTGCAGAAGATGACGGGCTGACAGTTGAAGAGCTGGAAGTGGGAGTACATGAACTCACACAGGGGATAGCTCTCCCAGTCGTAGGAGAAGCCCAGCTTCTCCACCGCCTCCTCCCAGCAGGTGCAGAGGATGGGCGTGTTGGACTTCCCCGGCTTGGACGCCGTATGGATGGGCGCCGCACCGGTCACGTAGGGGAGGCCGGAGTCTGCTACGACCGGGATGCTTACCGCCGTGGCCTGTTCATAGACATGGACACCGAGATTTGCCATAATTTTGTTCCCTCCTTACTTCCCGGCGATCTTCCTGTAGTTGACATACAGGGCGTTGCCGGGGGTCTTGACTTTCAGCCGGGCCTCGGGCAGGTAGTCCCCGGTGACGATCAGCGTCTTCACCAGGGGCTGCGCCTCGATGGCCTTCCGGGCCTCCTCCAGGGCGTGGGCCCTGTCGCCGCGGTAAATGGTCCCGCTGCGGATGAGGCCCCGCAGGGTCGGCCCGATGTACATATAGAAGCCGGAGGGCGGTCCTCCGGCTTTTTCGCGGCTGGTCTGGGGCGGGGCGGCTGTCTCAGCGGCTGCCGTCTCCGGACCGGGGGTATTCTTTGCCATAAGGCACCTCTCTTTCGATCGTGTGGGGGAGCTTCCAGACGGAGATCATCTCCCCCAGATAATACGGGTGGGTGGGGCGGCCAGCGGTGTCATAGACCAGGGTGTCCAGGCCGGCCTCCAGGTCCAGCTTGAACTGCCTGCCGATCACCACCTTCCTCAGCAGGGCGATCCGCAGCCGTTCCATCAGGTTCAGGAGCATCATGCCGCCCTCCTCCTCGTCCCCGCAGTAGACGCAGAAGGCCGTGCGCACCACTGCGGAGGACCGGGGCCGGGGCTCTCCCTGCGGCTGTACGTCTTTGCTGGTGACCAGTTGGTGGAGGATGCAGGGAGCTTTGCGCTTGACGCTGTCGAACTCCGGCAGGTGGCCCGCGTAGACCGCCGCAGCCCGGGGCTCGGGCTCCTCCACCTCCTCGGACGGTTTTACCGGCAATATGAGCTCGCGGACGGACTCCTCGGTAAAGGCTTTCAAATGCTCCAGCAGAAACACTCTCGTCATAGCCTTACCTCACGCTGATATACCCGTTCAGCAAGGCGTATACGTACTGATCCAGGTTTTTCTCGAAGGACTCCATCGCCTCGCCCGTCAGCTGCTCCGCCACCTCCTGATTTCCCAGCATCTGCGGGACGGAGGGGCCGTATAGCTCCTCGATCTCGTCCAGGTCATTGCCCGTCATGCCGCCGGTACGCTCAAAAATTCCAATATGCCCGTTTGCCATTTTTGCCACAAATGCATTTTGAAACTGCTTCGGGGATGTGCTTTTGAGAACGTGTCCGTAGGCCGCTGCGCCGGGATGCACCATCCGCCATTTTCCCTCCCCATCGGCGTCAGTGCCCAGCATGACCGGCACCAAGCGGCTGGTGTCATAGGTGGGCTGAGCCGGGCGGGCCCCGTCAAAGCGGTAGAGGGGGATGCGGTTCCCTGCAAAATGGACATATGCCTGCACACCGTTCTGATAGGTGTAGGCCACTGTCACGCTTTCCTCCGCCCGGATATTGGCGGCGGAGATGGCGTACCGCTCCCGGACAGCCTTCTTGCTGACGGACTGCATGTGGGCCGTTGCCCTCCTGATGGCGCCGCTAAGCGCCCGCTCGATACCGTTGGGGATGCCCTCCAGGAGACGTTCGGCCTGCTCCAGGGCCTCCTGACCAGCGGCGGTGACATGGACGCCGAAGTGATCGCTCTCCGGCCCCTTGAACTGATTGCCTTGGATGCGTACCCGCGCCTCCCGGCTGATATCATTTTCACCGAAGCTCATTCGTCCAGCTCCTCCAGTTCCACATGCAGCATCCCCATGTTGCAGGCAGACGCCGCAATAAAATATTTTTTGAAGAACTTTCCGCCTTCACGGGTGGCGATCTCTATGGTTTTGCCCTGTTTCGGCAGCTTGCCGCCAAGGTCCTCCTTTGCGCAGTAGAGCGTAGCAGTCAACAGGTGCAGTCCCTGGACGTGGTCGTCCTTCAGCTGTTCCCGCTCCTTTTCCACAGGGCCCTCCAGTACGATGGGGATATCCTCATACGTTTCGCCGTCATACCGAACCGTGCGCTCCTCGGCAAACTCGCTGGTGTTCAGAAAGACCTTGTGGATGTCCCGGCGGACCTGCTCCTTAAACTTGCTCATTGCACGATGTCCCCGGCCCCCAGGTCGGGAGGGGCCTCACCGTCTTCCGGCTCACCGGCGGCCACGATCAGAACGGCCAGGTCGTGCTTGGTCTTCGCCCCGGAGACGTCCAGCCCCATGTCGGCGGCCATCTGCTCCAAGTCGCCCTTCTGCATCCGCTCCAGCTTGGCGACCTCTGCATCAGTGGAGCCGCCCTCCTTGCCGTCTGCGGCGGGGGGATCTTGAGGCGTTCCCAGCTCCTCCTCGCCGCCAGGGGGCGGCGCAGGGGGCGTGTCGGGGGCCTTCGTGGGGGTGTCCGCATAGACGGCGACATCCAGGGCCACCAGCCGGGCGGCCTCCTCGTCCGAGAGGGTCACCCGCTCCCCTTTGGCAACGGGCAGCACTCGGCCCTTTTCGTCCCTGCGGCCATAGACGCCGGTCTTGATCACAACATCACGCATTTTAGCCCACCGCTTTCTTGGCCCGGATGAAGGGGCAGTAGTTCTTGGGGGCGGACAGGGGCCGGGATGCCAGACGCAGCTTGCGCATATCCTTGTCCTGGTCCAGAGTGAACTTCGGCACCCGGATGCCGGGGTGGGAGGTATAATCGGTGCTGCCGAAGTCGATCTGGGTGATCTGGCCGTACATGAAGTGCCCGCAGTTGGGGGCGGTGACCATGGCCTCGTCCACGGGGAAATAGGACTTGTTCTTGCCGTCCTTATCCTCATAGCTCTCATCCACGGAAATCAGGTTCAGCCGGAACCCGCCGAAGTTGATGGTGCCCAGGAACACCACGCCGGTGTAGGCGGAGAGCTGCTCGTTGATGGCGCCGATGGCGATGCCGCTGTTCTTGTCCAGCAGCCTCTGAAGGTCATCGAACTGCAGGATGGCGTCCGCCGTCTGGGTCCCCAGCAGCAGGTCAGCCGCAGGCAGGCCCCGGTAGGACAGCATCCGGCACATGGCGATGATGTCCGCCCGCATCTCCATGAAGGTGGTCCAGGGCTTGGCCACGGTGTAGAGGTGGTCGCTGGTGCCCTCATAGAACTTCACGCTGAGGGCCTTGCCCTTGGTCTGATCGTCCACATACTCCTGGATGAAGCAGGCGTTCTCCAGCATGGTGTTGACGGCCATCCACTCCTCCCGGCGGCGGATGCGCAGATCCATGTCGCGCATATCGTCCCGCTGGAGCCGGGCGGCCCGCTGGGCAGGGGTGGAGTTGGCGTAGAGTGCCTCGCCGAAGCCGCGCTTCTTCAACTCGTCCACGGTCAGCAGCCGGGACACACCGACGAAGGCCGGCTGGAGCTCGTGGATCTCGTAACCGATACGGTCCATGGGGACGTCCCCGATACGCTCGGAGACGAAGGCCGCCATCTTTCGGTCGCCCTTGCGGTACTCGGTCAGGACCTTGTCGGCGGCGAAGACATCCCCCTCCCCGGTGGGGAAGTAGCGGTCGCGGAAGAAGAACGTATTGGGCACGACCTCCTCCATAATCGCCATGAGGATGTAGGTGTCAAAGAAATTCAAAGTTGCAGGCATGGTTTGATCCCTCCTTTAAGGAGCCGGCGTTGCGGCCTTGAAGATGATGCTGTAGGCTCGGAGCTTGTCCCTGTCGGCCTGGGTGATGGTGTAGCCCTCGGCCACCGTGACCTTCTCCGGGTCAAAGCAGCCGGCAACATAGATGTCCACGGGGACATCCTCGGCGGTGCCTACCTCGGTATCGTCGCACAGGATGCAGTCCGGGGTGCCGGCGCCATCATAAACGGACAGGAGGCCGTCATCTCCCCTGCCCAGCAGGGTACCGCGCTTGAGCACAGTGCCGGCCTCCAGCTTGGCGATGACGCCGCCGTCCACGCGGACGGGCGGATTCAGGCCGGTGATCAGGCCGTCATACTCCATGCTGCCGAGTTTCTGACGCAGTTCCTTTGCCATGGATCAATTCTCCTCCTTTCCGAAAAGGGCCTTGACCTCCGCACGGGCGCTGGCCATGCGCTGGTCGGGCGTCTGGGACTCCTTGGGAGGCGGATCGCCGGGGTCGCCCGCCGCCGGGACGCCCTGAGCCCCGGACGCCTTTGTGTCATCCTCCAGGTCGCTCAGGAACTTCTTACCCTGCTGGGCGGCCTTCTGGGCGGCACGGTAGGTCATCTCCTGGGCGGTGCAGGCGTTCTCGCCGTACTTCGCCGCCTGGACGGTGTCCGCATCGTACAGGGCCGCCACCGCATCGATCTCCCGGATGCGCTTCTGCTCCGCCTGGACGGCGGCGCTGACGGCATCCGGGCCGGGCTGGGGCGCAGGGGTTCCGCCGCCCGCAGACGCGGACACGGCGGCCTTGGCCTCGGCCATCAGCGCCTCGGCCAGCTCCGGGTTCTCCGCCCGGAGCTCCTCAAGATTCTTTGCCATGGTTTTTCCTCCTTCGCTGCCGGTCTGCGCCGGCGGGTTTGTATTTGTCTTAACCGGAGCCGGGACCCCAGTTTTGATTGTAGGGATGATATCCGGGGCAAGCATCCCCGGAGTGAGGTGGAACTCCTGACCGCGCACGAACAGGCTGCGCTTGTCGGCACTGGCGGCGATATCCAGCGGTTCAGCGTCCTCCAGGAGTTTGTCAGCAAAACCGCCCTCTTTCGCCTCGGTTCCTGTCATGTAGGTGGTGTTCGCCATCATGGTCGAGATCACTTCATCGGAGAGGTTTGTCTTGCGCTTGTAGATGGACACCTGGGCCTTATCCCAGGCATCCAATGCCGCAGCGCGTTGCCGGAGATCGTTGGCGTTGTGACCACCACGCAGGGTACAGGCCGCATTATGAATCATGATAAGGCTGGAGGGATTCACCTCCACCTCGTCACAGGCACACATGATCAGAGAACCGCCAGACATGGCCACTCCATCTACGATGCACCTCAGCCTGGTGCCCTTCGCCACCATGTCCCGCAGGCGATTGTGGATCAGAATGGACACACCGGCATCCCCGCCAATACTGCTCATCCTGATAGTCAGCACCTTGGCACCGGCTACGGTCTCCAGATCCTGCAGGAACTCGCTCTGAATGATGAACGCTCCCGGCTCAGGCTCGCCAGTCCACCAATCAACTGGTCGCACCTCCACGATTTCCCCGTACATGGTGATCTCCGCGTTCTCGCCGTCCACCATCGCCATGGTATAAGGCTTGCCCTGCGGCCCCGCCATCTGATGGGGTGGAGCAGGAGCGCCCCGGAACCGCCCCTTGCCGAAGAGATCATCCAAAAAGCTCATTCTGAATCTCCTCCTTCGTCATCGTCTTTTTCCGTTGGCACATCCGGCAGCGGCCCGGACGCACCCCCGCCGGCCGCCTTGAGTTTCTCGTTCTCAGCCTTCAGCTGCTCCACGTTGGCGTTCCAGTCTCCGCCGGAGTCCTCCATGGTGGCCTGCTCGTGTGTCTTCAGACCGTGTTGGATTTTCAGCACGGCGGCATTGGCCTCCTTCAGCGGATCGAGGGAACCCTGCACCGGGCCGATCCACTGAGCCGAACACCAGGCCGCGCGGATGAGCGGGTCATCAAAAAAGCCCGGAGCGATGATCCGCCCACGGGCCACAGCCTCGGAAAGCCATATCTCATAGACCGGCTGGCAGAAATCGTCCACAAACCACGTCCGCCGCATCCGAAATTCCTCCCAGGCGTCCAGAAGGGCAGCACGGGCGGCGGAGTAGCTGGAGTTGTACTCCTTCACCAGGACATCATAGGGGATGCCCAGGCCGGCGCCCACCAGCTTGCAGAAGGTTTTCACGAACGTGTCAAAACTGGCCACCGGCATGGTGGGGTTGCCGAACTTGACATCCTCCCCCTCCGGCACCACGTTGATGGTACCGGCCCCCATGCCGTACTCGTTCTCTCCCCGCGGGGCCTCCGTGGGGTTGGAACCGGGAACGTCCACCACCCCATCGCCGGTCTCGTTGAAGGGGATACCGTCCGGGTTGGACTTTGTGATGATCCAGGCGGTGAAAAATGACTGCACCAGGGCCATCATCAGCGCGGAGTCGGTGTACCGGCGCAGCTGGAGCAGTGGCTCCATGACCTGGGCCAGATAGGTCACACCCCGGTATTGGTCGGGCCGCTCACTGCCCATGATGTGGAGGATGTTCGGAAGGCCAGTCTTCTTGCCGTAAGCCTCCACCCGCACCCACTTATTCTCGGCCATGGTCGCCTCCCAGGGGTAGGTGCTGTGAACGAAATATGCCACCACCATGCCGCTGGCATCCACCTCCACACCGTCAAAGATGCGGTTCTCTGTGTTGGGGTTCTTCCCGTTGGTGATGCTGGGGAAGGTCGTACCTCCGTATTCCATGGGCGTCCGCACCCTGTCCGCCTCCACCAGGTGTATCCGAAGGGAATAGGGCCGGATGCGGTCAGGGGGCCGGCGCTTGATCAATGGGAACACATCCCCGCTCATCAGCCAGGACACCAGGGCCAGCTGCTGCATGGCGTTGAAGTTGTTCATGCCGGTGGCGTCGCAGGCGTCCTTTCGCTTGGCCCAAAGGAGGAACTCCGCTTTCGTGTGCCGCTGCCACTCCTCCGCCGCCTCCGGGGAGAGCCCCAGCGTTTCCCGGTCGATGGCCGGTTTCAGCGTCAGGCCGATGCCCACCGCCTTGGTGCGGTTGGTGTTGATGGCCGAGGTCGCCAGCGGGGAACTCATGTAGAGCATCCGGCCGCGCTGGCGCAGGGTGTAGTTGTTCCAGTTGATGTCCTCGTTGGGACTGCCGCTGTGGGCGTTAAACCCCTTCAGCGCCCTCCTGGTGCGACTGGCCCCGGCCTCGCTGTAGCCGCTGGCCTGGGGGCGGACTCCGTCCGGGAGGATCAGCCCAGTTCTTCTATCCTGATACATACCGCACCTACCAATCCATGGGCGTCACCGCGAAGGCCCGCCGGGCGTGGCCACTCTCCAAAAGGGCCTCCAGTTCATCCACCTTCTTCTCAGCTTCTTCAATGCGTTTCATGAGAGAAACCAGGTCAAGCCGTGTCAGCTCCTCGTTGCCGATTTTGTAGCTTTTGACTCCGCCGTCCAGCAAAGCGAGGTATGCCTCCTGCAGCTTTTTGAGGGCATCCTTCCAAAACACAAGCCGCGTCCTCAGTTCTGTTTTACTCGTTGCCATGTGCTCACCTACCAATCATCGTATCCAGTGTCCTTGGGTTTGACTGGCCCCCGGCGCTTGGGGGCCTGCCTGGGGGGCTCCTCGGTCGTGGGACGCTTACCCCGTGCCACCTTCAGCCGCCGATCCACGGCATCCAGGTCTACCGGCAGCACCTTGAAGGCCGCCAGGGCGTAGTTCCGGCAGTCCAGGGGCTCGTTGCGCTCGTGGCCCTGTATCTTCGTCCAGACCCACCTCTGACGCACCTTGCCCTCCGGCACCAGATGCTCCGACAGCAGTCCATGGAAGTACATCGCGCCGTAATCATCCCGAAGGGGGAAATGGCAGTATTTCGGCCCAGGAGCCTGCACCTTGAGGTTGTCCATGATGATCTGCTTGCCGGAGTCCACGCCCAGCTGGTACTGCCACACCGTCCCCAGGTATCGGTTTTTGATGATGATCTTCTGCTTTTTGGGCGGGCTGGTGAAGGGACGGTCGGCCCCCGGAAAGCCCTTGATGCAGAACACCTTTTTCCCCACCCGGTTCCGGCAGAATTGCCGCACCCATTCGGTGAAGTGGCCGCCTTCATCCACAAAGGACATACTGACCTTCAGGCCCAGGCCGTCCTTAAAACGTAGAACCCTGTCGAAAATCATCATATCCAGACTGTCCCAGGTGGCCGGATCGTCCGGGCGGCCCATGATGATGCCCTTCTCGATGCCCCAGGTCTCCCCGAAGTGGCCGTGACCCACGATCTCGTATTCCATGCGGTCGTCCTGAGTGTCCACGCCGGCGGTGAGTACCAGCACACCCTCCGGGAGCTCGGCCTCGTAGACCTCCCGCCGCCCCAAAAGTGTGTCCGGGTCCTGGGTGTCGCCCCGGTCTTCCCAGAGCTGCCCAAAGCAGGTGTTGTAGACCACCTGCATCTTCCCAGTGTCCCCCAGGGCGTTCTGGTACTTCAGACAGATGCTCTCCCAGCTGGCCCAGGGACTAACAAAGGCATTCAGCCAGAAGGAACGCACCCCGTTGGCATAAGCAGCAGGGTTGTCGGCCACCCACTTGGCGGGCAGTTTCTTCATGACGGTCTCCTCGGACACGCAGCCGCAGCCGGGGCAAATCCAAAACACATCATGCACCGTATAGGTGCGCTCGTGATTGACCACCGTTTCCTCCGCCTCATAGCGGATGTCCTTCCACTGGATTTCGTGGAACTCGCCGCAGTGGGGGCATTGGGATTTCCACCGCTCCATGGTGCCTTTGGCGAAACTCTTGGCGATGTTGCTGCTCCCCCGGATGGTGGGGGTGCTGACTTCCACCGCCTTGGCATTGTAAAAGGTGGTCTGCCGCGCCATGGCCAGCTCCCAGGGGTCGCCCTCGGTGCCGGCGGACTGTGCCCAGCGGTCTCTCTCATCCCCGAACACATAGCGGATTGGCTTGGAGGCTAGGGCATGGGCCTCGTTGGAGCCGCACAGTGTCAGGATGCCGCCGGGATAAGTCTTCTGGAGGAGGGTGTTCCCGCTGTCCCGGCTCTTGGGGGCGGAAATCCTCCGGCGCACGGCGGGGCTGTCCCGGATCATGGGCGCGATGCGCAGCTTGGAGAACTCCCTGGCGTCGATGGTGGTCGGATGGACAAAGAGGATACTGCCGGGGTTCTGGTCGATGATGTACCCGATGATGTTGTTGATGACCTCCGTCTTGCCCACCTGGGACGCGGCCACAAAAACGATGTGGCGGATCTTCGGATCGGTGAAGGCGTCCATGATGGCCCGGAGGTAGGGCGTCCGGCTGGTGCGCCAGAGGCCCGGCTCGGCGCTGGCCTCCGTGGAGAGGTACCGCTTGCACTCCGCCCACTCGGTGACGGTCAGGTTCTCCGGGGGCTGCATCCCGGCCAGCCCTCTGGAGATGGCCTTCATCAGCCGGCGGGCCGCCCGGTTGGCGGTTGCCTCGGCCTGCCGGCGCTCCGCTCTGTTATTCGTCATCGTCCACACCCTCGTGCTCCGCCTGCCAGTCCATCCGCTCCCGGACGCGCTCGGCATATTTCTCCGGGTCGTAGGTGTAGGAGGACAAGTCCTTCATCACCAGGTAGACCTCCCGCTTGATGACCTCGGCGGCCTCGGCGGCGGTGGTAGTCCCGGCCACGTCCACGGCCAGACGGCCAGGCAGGGCCAGAAGGGAATCCCGAATGGTGTATAACAGATCTTCCGTCAGGGCGGCCACGTCCTCGCTGCGGTGCATGATGCCCTGGAGCTCCTGGGCCTCCAGCTCGGCGATCTGGGCCTTGGCCTGCTTGATGCGCACCTCGGCCTCGAACTTCTCCAGTTCCTTGGACTCTGGGATGCCCTTCTCCCCGCGGCCCGCTGCCTTGTCCCGAAGGTACTGCACATAGGCTCTGGTGGACTCCACCACGTTGTACCGTTTCCCGGCGGGGGTGTCCCTTTTCTTCAGCACACCGTCCCTGGTGAGCTGGTTGATCCACTGGCCTGTCAGGGCGAACAGATTCGCCAGGTCTTCAGCCTTGCAGTAGCCCGGGGTCTCCTCGATTTTTTCTTTTCTGGCGGTTGCCAACCCGATCACCTCTCTGAAAAATGGCATAAAAATAACGCCCCAGAAACGAAAGTCCCCCAAAAAATTTTTTTGGTGACTACGCGCGTTTCGGGCGTTTTCT